TTGATCGTGCAGGTAGTTTGCGTGAAGTCAAGTTGGTTTATGCAACACTCGCTGAATCATTCAAGGGTCGTTCTATGAAGACACCAAAGTCAACAAAGAAATCATCTTTGAAGGAATCATTTGCAAGTAAGCCACAAGCAAGCACACGTCCATCTAAGAAGATTCTCACAGAATCAAATCAGGTGGCAGATAGATTTAAGAAATTAGCAGGTTTATTATAACTTTTTAAATTGGAGACACATAAATGAGTATTCAATCAATTTTAGGCTCTACAAACTCAGCTCATAAGAATCTTATGAATGAGAACAAGGGCGCTATCAAGAAGTGGGAAAAGACAGGACTTCTTGATGGTATCAAGACAGAGTTCGAAAAGAACTCAATCGCGGTTCTTCTTGAGAACCAAGCAAAGCAACTTATCGACGAATCATCACGTACAGGTACAGCAGCTGGTTCAGAAGAATGGGCTGGCGTTGCTCTCCCACTTGTTCGTCGTATCTTCTCTGAAATCGCAGCAAAGGATTTCGTTTCAGTTCAACCGATGAACCTTCCTTCAGGTCTCGTGTTCTTCCTTGACTTTAAGTACGGAACAGCACAACCTGGATTCACAACAGGTGCTGGTAAGGATTCACAAGCTGACTCTGTATTCGGTGTAACTGGTACCGGTGCTAAGGATGCTGACCCGTCAGGCGGTCTTTACGGTGCTGGACGTTTCGGCTATTCAGTCAACGATACAACAACAACAGCAATCACAAAGTCAACATCACTTGCAGCTGATGCTTTCACAACAGGTTCAGTTTCAACATCTTCAAAGTCTGTTTATCAATTTGATACAGAATTCGAAGCTGCATATCTTACAGCTCTCAACGCTGGCAATATCTTCACAGTAACATTCTCAACAGCATCACTTTCAACACCTGACTTCGAAGGAGTTCGTGCTTACAGAATCAGTGGTTCAAATGTTGCAGGTTACTTCCCACAATTCACATTTACAAACGCAGCAAACACACAAGTAACATTTGTTGTTTCAGGTGCTGCTGCTCCAACAGGCAACGTATTCGTGACATATCAGAAGCAACCAACATCAACAACTCGTGGTGACTTTGAAGAACAATCATCAGGTGCAGACATTGGTATCCCAGAAATCAACCTTGAACTTCGTTCTGAGTCAATCGTGGCTAAGACACGTAAGTTGAAGGCAGTCTGGACACCAGAATATGCTCAAGACTTGAACGCTTACCACTCAATCGACGCTGAAGCAGAATTGACATCAATGCTTTCTGAGTACATCTCACAAGAAATTGATCTCGAAATCCTTGATATGCTTATCAAGAACGCTCAGACAACAGAAAGATGGTCAGCTCGTATCGGTCGTGCTTATGATGCCGCTTCAAGTGGTTTCTCTGACTACGCAACAAACCAAGCTGCTGCAGCTGCTTTCAACCAACAGACATGGTTCCAAACACTTGGTACCAAGATCCAAAAGGTATCAAACGTTATCCACCAGAAGACACTCCGCGGTGGTGCTAACTTCCTCGTATGTTCACCACAAGTCGCAACAATCCTTGAGTCAATCCCTGGATATGCTGTAGACGGTGAAGGTATGAAGTTTGCGATGGGTGTTCAGAAGGTTGGTTCACTCAATGGTCGTATCACAGTTTATAAGAACCCATATATGCTTGAGAATCAAATTCTCGTCGGTTTCCGTGGAACACAATTCCTCGAAACAGGTGCAGTGTATGCTCCTTATATCCCACTCGTGATGACACCGTTGGTATATGACCCAGCGAACTTCACACCACGTAAGGGTGTAATGACTCGCTACGCTAAGAAGATTGTCCGTCCAGAATTCTATGGTCTCATCCAAGTTTCTGACCTCGGTGACATCTAATCTATCTTTGAGATAGAAGTAAATTGAAGAAGGGAGTGAGAAATCACTCCCTTTTTCTTTTATTAGGATATATTTATGTGTATACAAAACTTAGTATACTGTAAGGAGATATTTCAATGAATGACAGGCAAAAAATGACATCACTCAAGTATTTGCTAAACGAAGTAATGAGTGAAAAGAAAATCAGCGGTCGAGTTGGTAGGCAATTATCAATTCAATCAAATGTTGATGAGATTACGATGAATGCCATGCTAAAATCTGGATTTTTTACGGTGAACGAATCTACCGCACTAAACGTATTATTTGGTGCATCAAATACAAAATCGCTGAATGAATCGACTATAAGTACCATCGACGGGATTGTAAATAAAGTAGTAGAATCCATTGATTCAAATCGGGTTCTTTCCGAAGGATTTTTAGGTGATATATGGGATGGTTTGAAAAAATTAGGAAACAAAGCAAAGGAAGCATTATCAGGTGGTTGGAATAAAGTAAAGGCAATTTGGGGCGAATTCAAAGAATTGACCGAGGCATTTGTAGAAGTAATGAAAGACGGATTCCGTAAAGGATTGGATTCAGCTAAGAAATTTGCTATGGATCAAGTTAATTCTGTAAAAGATGAAGTAATGACTCTAGCAGCTCCCGTACTTGATAAATTAGACAACATTGGAGAGGAAAAGAAATTTGCGAATGAAGTTGTTAATGCTTATGAAACTGGCCAGTGGGTTGCAACTCAAATGAGAGGACAGGTTGTTGAAAAAGGCCAGTGGGCAACTGATGTTGTAAAGGGCAATGGACAACCAGAAGAGCCACCAGCAGTAGATCCAAAGGCAATGGAAAAAGGATTTGAAGAACTAAAACAAGAAGAGGGCATTCAGACCCGTAAAAAACTTATAGAATCAAAAACACGTCTGTTCAGCAATCCAAACTTTTTACGTGAATTGTATATTTCTTCTCAGAAAAGACTAAATGAAGGTGGTTCGGGTGCAGCTCACCTTGAAGATGCTTTAGGAAATTCGTGGTTAAAAAAGGCAGTCCATTGGTGTGTACAGGTGTTTCAATGGGCCTTGATTCCATTAGCAAAAGCGGCACAGGAATACGCCCAAAAGAAAGGTCCGGAACTATTAGAGACAGCTTCAAAAAGTATTAATTTCTTAGGAGGTCCGGGTGTTTATAAGTTCCCTATGCTTGGACTTATTGTTGCTGAACTTTTAGAAATAGTCATCAAAACATTTACACCCGGAACTGCAGATGCGGCAAAATGGGTAGCTGGGATTTTTTATCCACCACTCGTACCAATACTAGCAACAGCAGACACTGTGATAAAAATCATAAAGACGATTCTGTTGGTCTATACAGTTGGAACTATATTGTTCAATCTGATTGTCTCTATCAGAAAAGCATACACGGATTGGAAAATCGAAAAAGCTGGTCAAGGTGGAGGTGGTGGTGAAGAACCAGAAGTTCAAACCGCTGGTTACAAACCTAAAGGTTCATTCAAATTGAAAGAAGGCAAACTGGTATTCATCCAGTGATATAAAAAAAATATAATTCTGAAAAGGGTGGACATTCGTTCACCCTTTTTAGTTTTGAAAGACTATTTATAACATATGGACATATTCACAGATTACATAGACCTTGTAAAACTCGGAATATCGAGTCTTGTCACACTCTTGGGTGTGTTTTTGTCTTGGTTCCTCAAGTACAAGTACGGTGAATATAAACACAAGAAAGTTACCCGTGAAATTTCTCAATCAAAATTAGTCCAAACAATCCTTGAACAACAACTACACGAGTATGGATGTCAACGTGCATTTATTCTTCAACGTCATAACGGTGGTAAGTTCAAAACAGGACGTTCTATGAATAAACTTTCAACAACCTTTGAAGCACTTGAAGAGGGTGTGAGTACAGAGTTCAAGGAATATCAAAATCTACCAATAACACTCTATTCCAGTTTAGTTGATTCAGTCCAAACTGAACGTGGTATATTTCCATCAATAGAAGACATAGATGATATACTAACAAGAGCCTTCTTCACGCAACGTGGAACGAAGTCTGCTGTTGTATATCCAATTGTACGTGGTATGGAACTGATGGGTATGGTTGGATTTGAGTGGACACATAAGGCTAAGAATATGGAAAGTTCCTTTGTGGAACTGAAACAAGACGGTAAAGTTATAGGAGAAACCCTTTCTAAATTATTGTAGGAGTTTTTATGATAAATGAAAATGCAGAAGAATACATTATAGAAGAAGAAGTTGCTGGTATTGAAGTTTCAGGTATAAAGAAAGGGAGGAAACAAATAAAAAACAAGATACATTTCAACTTATCGTTGAATGTAGAACAAAAAGAAGTAAAAGCTAGTATATTGAGAGATACCATCTCTGTTCTAACGGGTAAAGCTGGTTCTGGTAAAACACTTCTTGCAACACAAATTGCTCTTGAATATCTTTTCTATCGTGAAGTTGAAAGAATCATCATTACAAGACCGACGGTTTCCAATGAAGATATTGGATTCTTACCCGGTGACATAAAAGAAAAGATGAATCCGTGGGTTGCTCCAATTCATGCAAATATGTATATGTTATACGGTAAACCAAAGATTGAGAAACTCATAAACGAAAACATAATTGAAATTGCACCGATTTCATTCCTTCGTGGTAGAACATTCGTAAATGCTTGTGTTATTGTTGATGAAGCCCAAAACGTAACAAAGTCACAGATGGAGATGATTCTTTCCCGTCTCGGTACAAATTCCAAGATGTTAATCTGTGGTGACGTAACACAAACAGACCTAAAGAACAAGAAAGACTCTGGTTTCCCATATTTATTTAATATGGTCAACTCTGTTCCTGGTCTTGGTGTGTATGAACTAAAAACAAATCATCGCCATCCAATAGTTGACAATATATTGAACTATTTTGAAGAACAGAAATAAGAGAAATAAATGATAGAAATTCCTATCTGGCCTGGCAGTTCAAGTTTTACAACCGGTAGTACACCATTCGGAACATTCGATTCTGATGCAAGATTTCGATCAGATATTGATGCATTTGCAGATTGGTGTGCTAAGAGAATGGGTTATCCGATAGTGGATATTGAATTACAAGACGTAAACTTTTACGCTTGTTTTGAAGAAGCAGTTTATGAGTATTCTTACAATGTGAATCAATTCAATATTCAACAGAATCTATTGAGTATAATGGGTACTCCCACAAATAACAACTTGACCCATGAACATATATCTACGAACATGGGTGGTTTGATTCAACTTGCAACTGAATATGGTTCTGAAACGTTTACAAACGGTAATGTGAATTTTTATTCGGCTTCTATTGATGTACAGTATGATCGTCAAAATTATGATCTAAATGCACTAATACGAGATGTATACAAACCAACAGGTTCTATTGAGATAAAGAAAGTTCACCATTATGCTCCACCAGCATCTATTCGTTTCTATGACCCATACTTGGGTAATCAGGCGATGTTAGATACGTTCGGCTTCGGTGCATATTCAACAGGTGTTTCCTTTATGTTGATGCCTATGTATGCTGACTTACTTCGCATTCAGGCAATTGAGTTCAATGATTTGATGAGAAAGTCGTCATATTCTTTTGAGTTAATAAACAATCAACTTAGAATATTCCCACGACCTGTCAGAGATTTCAAATTGTGGATTGAGTATATTGTAAAAGAAGAACGTTCTAACCCATTGAAATATCAACCAATATCTGGTTCTGGTGTAACAGGGCTCGTTTCCGATATGTCTAATGCTCCATATGATTACATGGTATATTCAAACATAAATTCGGTTGGACACAGTTGGATCTATAATTACGGACTTGCATTGGCAAAAGAAATGTTGGGTTATGTTCGTGGTAAGTATGGAAGTATTCCAATTCCAAACGGTGAAACAACACTAAATGCATCGGACTTACTAAGTGCCGCTTCAACGGAAAAACAAGCTTTAGTTGAACAACTTAGAACAATGTTGGACACGATGACCCGTTCCAAGTTACTTGAAGCAAAACGACTTGAGGTAGAGGCACTTGGTGTTTCACTAAATGCAACTCCTTTGAAAATTTACATAGGATAAATCCATGCCACTATTTCATGGACAACGAGATGCTTCTTTAGTTCACAAGTTCAATACCGAATTGATTGTGGATATTATAGATACCGAAGTTGCTTTGTACAAACTTTCATTAGAAAATACAAAAACAAATATCTATGATGAATCTGATAAAAAAGTGTATCATCAGCCAATAAAGATACCGTCGCTTATCAATCGTCAACCACAGACATTCGAAGGCACAGAGTTTGGACAAGACTATACTCAGGTTTGTGATTTTGGATTTATTCGAGAAATTCTAAAAGACGTTGAAACGTATATTGAAGTCGGTGACGTAATAGAATATAATGGGGAATACTGGGAAATAGATGCCATTCAAGAAAATCAATACTTCGGTGGTAAGAATCCTGATTATTCTTTTGCAACGGAAAGATGGGGTCACAATGTTTCTATCATAGCCAATACACACTTGACAAGACGTTCTCGTATCAATATTGAAGAAGTTCGTTCCGCTCCAAGAGTTTCTGAAAACAATAATTTACCGGATAACATATAATGCCAAAAAATTCATCGCCATATCGTAAACCACCTGTACGAAGAACCATAGATTCTTTTATAGATGACAAAAATATTGAAGAACGTCCACGGATTGATTTGGGTAAATCAAGACATACTCAAACTCGTAGAGACAAGGATAGAACGAAATCAATAGGGATTACTCTATATGATATAGATTTTGCAGTAAAATCGTTTATAGATAATTCAATGCTACTCAGAGTGGATGATAACGGTGAATCAATTGTAGTTCCAACCCTTTATGCAAATTCTGAAAAATGGGCATCAATACAAAGAAACGGTTATCTAAAAGATAAAAAAGGAAAAACATTGGTTCCACTCATCACATTTAGACGTTCAAGTGTGAATATGAAAAGTGAGTTGAGACGGAATAAAGTTGCTACAACAAATCAACTTGGTTACGTTCTAAAACAAAAATATAATAAGAACTCACCATATGACAAATTTTCTACACTATATGGTGTAAACGATAGAAGTGTTCAGGAATATATTATAACACCAATACCCGATTACGTCGATGTTTCGTATGATTTTATTGCTTGGTGTGAATACCAAAATCAATTGAATTATATTGTAGAACAATTTGTATATTTCACTGGTCAATCTTTTGGTGAAAGAAATTCTCTGAAGTTTTCTACAAAT